GGAGAACGACAATTACCAGGCAATGCGCTTCGCCGATCACTACAACGCCGGGTACCTGGGCGAGAAGCGACCGCACAACTACGTCCAGGCCCTGCTCAACTCCAGCGTCGGCGGCGGTCAGTTCCTGCCGTTCATCTGGCCGTGGACCCAGCGCAACCGGGTGCAGATCACGGCAACCTGGGGCTGGCAGTCCGTCCCGCAGAACATCGCTAATGCCGCGCTCATCCTGGCCGTGGACTTGTTCAAGGCGAAGGACACGCCCTGGGGCGTCGCCGGGTTTGGCGAGCTTGGCCTCGTGCGCGTACAGTCGAACCCGCAGATCATGGACCTCATCACTGACTACCAGAACCCGCGCAACGTGGTGGGCATCTAAGAGAGGCAGGTCCCCCGTGCGACTGACGTTCGGCATAGGCAGCCGCTTGTGGGTATGGGAGACCGCGCTGACTAAGGCGATGATCAAGCGCCCTGACGGTGACGAGGTAACCGTATCGGAAGAGCTTGAGCACGTGAGGCTGTCCTCGGACGCCGCCGGCCTGGGAGGCTTCGCAGGATTCGGGTTCAGGTCTGATGGCAGCGAAGGCGAATAAAACCTCTGCGGTTAAGAAGGCCCCGGCTTCCAAGGCGAAGGCCAAGGGCGCTAAGGCCGCCGTGAAGAAGAGGTCAGGGCCGCGCCTTACGCCCGCGCAGTGGAAGGCGTACCGGGCGGCAGCCCAGAAGGTCACGCGCCAGCAGCAGTCCGAGGCGCTGCGCTTGCGCAGGCTGAAGTCCGCTGCCCGCGTCACGCAGAAGCAGGCCGCCGCCCTCTACCAGCGCAGGCGGGCTAAGGTAGCCCAGCAGGCCGTGCGGCGCACGTTCGCTCAGGTGGCGGGCGGTCACCAGGTAGCCGCTAACCGGGCGAGGGCAGCCCGTAACGTCTTCCGCGCTACCCAGCTGGCCACCCAGGCGCAGTTCATTCACCAGGGAATCTCGATCCACGCGCACCAGGTGCGCATGCAGACCATCACCCGCAGGCAGGCTGCCAGCGCGCAGGCACGCTTCGCCGTGGCCGCTCGCCGGCGAGCGCAGGCTAACCTGAAGCCCAAGAGCGCGAAGAAGATCCTGAAGAAGGCAGCGGCATCCCCCAGGCAGGCGGTTAAGAAGCCCGTGGCCCGGGGGTACAGCGCGCAGGCTAAGTCGGCCGGGCTCCGGGCGGCAGCAGCCCTGGGACCGGTTAACAGCCCCCGCAGGGCCGTGAAGAGGCCGAAGGCCAAGAGGGCAACCCGTCAGGTGCAAACCAGGAAGACGCAGGCTTCAGTGGCTAGGAACAAGGCAAAGTCAGCAGTGTCAGCAGCGCAGTCCTCCAAGGCCAAGGCCCATACGTCAAGCACGGGTCACGCGGCACCGAAGAAGGCGGCAGCCCCGTCCCTCGTCACGGCGAGCATAGTAACCGGCTGGGTTACAGCAGGCAACGACGAGGGACGCCCGAACTGCGTTGCCGTGGCGCTGGCCAACCACCTGCTCGCCTGGCACGACTACCGGCTCAGTTACGAGGCTATCGAATCGCTTAACTGGCTGGGTCACGAATGGGGCCTTACCATCCCCGAGGCGCTAGAGCACAGTAAGCACGGCGCTACCTGGCCGTGGAGGGTGAATGAGTACTGCCGTATTGACAAGGCCGTGCCCGGGTCTCTCGTCAGGCTGGACACGGTGACAGGGTCGCACGCCGCAGTCCTGATGCCCGGTAACCGGATGGTAAGCTGGGGCAAGCTCGTGCCGGTGCCGGATACCGTAGACGAGTACTGGTACGCCTCCTGGAAAAAGGACTGAGATGTCAACGCTGAAGCAGGTACGACAGGCCCTGACCGACATCATCAGCGTCAGGTGCGGTATCGACACGCGCCCGTACATGCCGGATACCGTCACCCCGCCCATGGTCTCGTTCGTCCCTGGAAGCCCGCCTGTATCTTTCGGCGGCACGCTTAACGAGGCGGCGGAGATCATAGGCGATCCTAACGCTCCCTCGTCTCCCACGGGCTACAGGCTTCAGGCGCTGGTCATCGTCAGCCGGGCGATCACTGAGGACGCGCAGATGCTCGTGGAAGAGCTCGTTGACTCAGGGTCGGAGCGCGCCGGCGTACTGCTGTCCATTCCTGACGCCATCATGTCCGATGACACCCTGGGCCACGTGGTGGAGTGGTGCGTGCCGACTGAGGTAAGCCAGATCGGGCAGCTACAGATCGCCGGCCAGGATTACTTCCACGCGCGAATCCTGCTGTCGATTAGCGCGTGACCCGGGACCTGCTGGACGCCGCGAGAATCCTGGCTGATTACGACGCGTGGCTGCGCCGGGAAGCGGCGTACGCGCTCCCTGACGGTGCTCGCTCCCGTGATCACGCTGACCTGGTTCAAGAGGGCCGCATAGCCATGTGGCGGTCGCTGAAGTCCTTTGACCCTGACAAGGGCGCGCTCGCATCCTGGATAACCCGGGCTGCCCGCGTGCGCATGCGTGACCTGGCGCACGGCCACGGCCAGCCGCTAGGCCACGAGCCGAACCGGGGCAGCGTAGAAGCGGTCCCGAGCGTGTGGATTGACTCCATGAGCGACGAGGCGCGGAATCAGGTTGACGAGATACTGTCGTACTGGGAACTTCCTGCTGATCCCGTAACCGAAAGGGTTAAGAGAGCCGTAGCCCGCCTGGAAGACGAGAAGGCGCGAGAGTACATATGGCTCAGGTTCTGGGCGGGCGTAGACGTAGGCAGCCGGTCCCCGGAGATGCGGGATCTTATGTCTCGTCACCCGGTCCTGAAGGAGCGCTGGCGCTGGCAGAAGGCGCAGGCTAGGCTTCACGAGGACCCTGACATGCAAGAGGCGGCGCGGCAATTGCTGTAAGCTTATGTAGTGCGCATCCTCATGGTTCACCCGGGTCCTGATTTCTCCGTAGCCGACGTGTTCAACGGCTGGCACAAGGCCCTGCGTAATCAGGGGCACACAGTCAGGGTGTACAACAGTAATGAGCGCCTGAGCTTCTACAGCCAGGTCAGGCTGCCCGACTACGACAACACGGGTGAGTACCGGCGGGCGATGAGCCCGGATGACGCCACGCTAGCCGCATTCCAGGGGATGAGCCACGAGCTGTACACGTACTGGCCGCAGGTGGTCCTGTTCGTGTCGGCGTTCTACGTCAGGGCTGACCAGCTCAGGCTAATCCGGTCGCGCGGGCATAAGATCGTCATGCTGCACACCGAAAGCCCCTACCAGGATGATGAGCAGCTAATGCGGGCGCAGTTCGCGCACCTGAACCTGCTTAACGACCCGCAGAACGTCAGTGAGTACAGTCAGCTGGCTCCGAGCATGTACATGCCGCACGCCTACGATCCTGAAGTGCACTTCCCCGCGCACAGGCTCAAGCTATGGCCGGAATCCGATTTCACGTTCGTCGGCACGATGTTCCGGTCACGGCAGCTGTTCTTCGAGAAGCTCATTGAGAAGCTGGCTCAGGACAACGTGAAGTGCAACGTGCAGCTAGGCGGCTCAGGCTGGGATCAGGAGCACCTGGACGGCTCGCCGCTACTGGGCTTCCTCAGTCACCCGCGAGACCAGTCCGTGGATAACACAGAGACTGCCAGGGCGTACCGCGCAAGCCGCGCCGGCATCAACGTGTACCGCAAGGAGTCCGAGGAGGGCCACGAGGGCGAGGGCTGGGCCATGGGGCCTAGGGAGGTGGAGATGGCCGCGTGCGGCCTGCCGTTCCTGCGAGATCCCCGTCCTGAGGGTGACGAGGTCTTCAAGGGCATCCTGCCCGTCTTCAAGGACGCTGATGAGGCCGCTGACCAGCTGGCATGGCTCCTGAAGCACGAGACAGCGAGAATAGCAATGGGGCTGAGAGCGCAGGCGGCTACGGAAGACCGCACGTTCAAGAACAATGCGCAAGCCATGATGCAGAAGCTGGAAAGCCTGTGCAGGCTGACGTGACGCACTATTACACGGACGTGTCCCGTCAGCTGCTTGACAGCGATCCTGTATTCCCCAAGGGCTTCAGGCTGATAAGGCGGCTTTACGATGACAGCGACTGGATCGGCTACTCTCGCCTCGCCGGCATAGAGCGCTGGTACGTGCAGGACGCCCGGGCACCCCGTAGCCTGGAAGGCGCGCTGGTAGATCCGCACGTCACTCTCAACGCAAAGACAAACGTTGCGCGCATTACACGTCGTGAGGTCCGGCGCATTCATCCCTTGAATGACTTCTTATAGCTGCTTACCCTGGAGAGTGAATGCCCGTGACAGCGGGCTCGCTTGAACTAGGGAGCGCTAAATGTCCCGTTTGCACGGGCGTAACGGTATCGTTTACCTCGGAGTAAACAACGGTGACGCCGCATCCCCCATGGCCTTCCTGTCGGACTGGTCGATCAACTACACCGTGGCGAAGGTGGACGTTACCTGCCTCGGTGACCAGAACCTCATCTGGGTATCGGGCCTTCCCGACGCATCCGGCGACTTCTCCGGCTTCTTCGACTCCGCTACGGCGCAGACGTACGCAGCGGCGCAGGACGGCCTCGCCAGGAACTTCTACCTGTACCCGACCACGAGCATGACGCAGTACTTCTACGGCCAGATCCTGCCGGACTATGCCCTCGCAGGTTCCGTGTCGGCGGCTATCTCGCTGAAGTCCACCTGGAATGCGGCATCGCGCATCAACAGGTACCCGGTCGGCGGCGTACCGGGCAGCTAAGCCTGAAACAGCCCGTACCAGGATGCTACTCCTGGTACGGGCTGATCCGGTCTCCTGTTAAGGATGCACGCAGCATTAGCCTACCAGGAGACAGAGGTAAAGCAAGCCATGGCACCAAGGAGCAGCGCGGATCGTGCAGCGGCTACCATCCAGCGCGCCGTAACCGACGACGACGTCAAGTCCGGAACGGTAGTGACGGGCAAGAAGCCTGAAGACCTCAAGGTGAAGCTGCGGGACAAGGAGTTCCGGGTTGACGACGAGCTCGGCGCTATGGCCATGTTCGAGTGGGCTGCCGCCGCTGAGCTGAGCATTGACGACCAGGCCGGCCTCGCAGCCGTGCACGCCATGCTCCAGGACGTTATTCACGAGGACGACTGGCAGGAGTTCCGTCACTACGCGCGCGTGACCCGTCCGAAGATCAAGGTGGACGAGCTGATCGAAGTCATCAACGGGGCTTCGGAGCTGATCTCCGGCCGCCCTACCGAGCAGCCTTCTGGCTAATCCGCCAGGGGGTACTTAACTTCGCCCGCCTGGACGGCGAACTGTGCTTCACGCACGGCCGGGGTCTCCTCGATTTCACGATCAGGGAGATATGCAACATCATCTACTTCGCCTTCATACGTAAATTTGACGCGCGTGAGGATGACAACGGCGAGGTTATCAGCGTTCAGGAGCAGGTAGAGCGCTTCGATGCTGAGATAGGACAGGCACCTGACCCTGAGAAGGAAGCGCAGGCCAAGGTTCGCGCGATGATGATCGCCCTGGGCAAGGACCCCGATGCCAAGCCTGACCTCACGGCAATGCCTGACCTTGCGCGCAAGCTTCAGGACAGCCCGCAGTCTGACGAGGAACTGTTCTTCTCCGGAGACGCGGATAAGGAGCATAAGGGGCGTAAGATTAAGCCGGAGGACAGTGAATTGTGAGTACGTTCAAGCTGAATGAGGCAGAGGTTACCTGGGTACTTGAAGACCCTGACGGGCCTGTAGGCGACTACCTGCGTAAGACTACCCAGGAAATGGCGGCCATCGCCCGCGCGAGGGTTCCCGTTCGCCGTGGCAACGTGTGGTCTGAGCGCACTACCAGCGCCCGTAAGCCCGGGTTCACCAAGTCTTCAATTCACACGGTCATGGGACGCGGGGCGTCAGGAAGCCTGTGGGGCAGCGTTAACGCGGAAGCTAACCCGGGCCTGTGGCTGGAATTCGGCGCGGAGCAGATGCATCACAGGCACCCGTTCTTGTCTACCGCCCTGTTTACCGCGACCTCCTTGTAAAATAGGCTGGTAGCAACTGACCTCGGGAGGAGGTCCTAGTTGGCTAGTCGCCGAATGATCGGTGACGTCTGGGTAACTGTCAACCCGGATGCCTCCCGGTTCCGCGCTACCGCGAAGATAGCCCTGGACAAGGCTGTCGCGGGCCTCAGCGTAAACGTGCGCGTCAATGCCGATGACAAGACCCTGGGATTGCAGGCGCGCCGGGCCGCGACGAAGGCCCAGAAGGAAGCCGGCAGCGTTGACATAGCGGCCAAGCTGCACAGTGAGAACCTCAAGGCGGGCATGCTCGCCGTTACCACGCAGATTCAGTCGCTCAACAAGCAGTCCGTGAAGATCAACGCGGACATGAACGACCGGAAGTTCCGGGTAGAGGCCCTTGCCCTGGAAGCCCAGGTGCGGGCCTTGAGTTCCCGTTCCATCCGGATAAAGACCTTCAGCGACCTGGCTAAGGTGCGCGCTGACGCTGCCCGGCTTTCCCTGTCAATGGACGACCTGCGCCTGAAGGCCACCAGGGCAGCAGAGGCCCTGCGCAAGAAGGAGCAGGAAGCCGCCGACGCGGCTAGCAAGCTGGGAAACAGCCAGAAGAAGACGGCCGGGGATATCGGCCTGGCTCAGCTTGCCTTCATGCGGCTTACCCGGGAAGCAGAGAATTACAGCAAGGAGATAGACAAGCTTAACGCGGCCCCGTCGCATTTCAGCACCAAGGACATACTGCCCGGTAATCATGCTGGCGAGCTTACCGCGCTTAACAAGGCCCTTGCCGTAACTAAGCAGGAAATTCAGGATATACACGACAAGGGCGGAATTACCAAGCCTGATGACGTAGCGCGCGTGACCGCGCTTACGCGGCGGATGGGCGAGCTGAACAAGAACATCGTCAATAACGGTATCGTGGTCAAGAACACGAACGTAATGTGGCGCGGCTGGGTAAACGCGCTGATAAGCCTTACGCAGAGGCAGATTCCGCTGTTCGGAGGGGCGTTCAAGGGAGTACTGCCCCACATCCTGGCCTTTACTAACGGCATACACCTCATGATAGACGCGGCTATTGAGATAGCAGCCGTGTGGGTTCCCGCTGCCGTAGCGGTAGCTGTATTCGGCGCAGCAGCGGCGAAAGCAGCTCTCCAGGTGGCCGGCAACGTCAAGAACATGGGCATAGCCACCCAGGCCACCGGGCAGCAGTTCGCCGTAATGGGCAAGATAGGCAGCGGAGCCCTGTCCATGCTGGCTAAGCCCTATGTATTCCAGGCATTCGGCCTCGGCCTTATCGCCATGCAGAAGAACAGCGGCCAGACGGCTACCGTCGTGACCATGATGGGCAAGACCATTGATAAGTGGGCCGCAGAGGCTACTTCTGCGTTCCTGGGCAGCTCCGGTAAGATGGCCCTGGTAGGCTCGCGGGACTTCGGCCAGATAGGCGAGTCGTTCCACGCGCTCGGACGCGTGTTCAACACGTTCCTGAAGTCTGTTCCAGGTTACGCGGAGATACTGCTGAACTTCGGAACTTCGTTCCTTCAGGTATTCGCTAACGTAGTGCACGCGCTTCAGCCTGTGCTTAAAGGATTCCTCGCATTCCACGGGGCCTTCCTGTACATAGGCGTGGCCGTCACGCTGTTCAAGTTCCTAGTAGGCCAGGCGCTCAAGCCTCTTATCCAGATTAAGGACCTGCTGAAGGGCGTCAGCAAGAACGCGGCAGACAGCGTTACTCCGTGGCAGCAGGCATCTAAGGCCATTAAGACAGCCGGCCAGGAA